GCCCCCGTCCGGCGGACCCGGCGCTGGCCCAGGCGCTGGCGATCTCAATCACTTCGGTCTGGTTGACGCCGTAAGCCGAGCTAAGCTTCTCGAACGACTTGGCCAGCTCGTCGGTCTCTTCTTTGACGCGCTCGTTGCTGTAAGAGAGATCGCCGTAAACCTTGACCACTTGCACCATGGCACGCTCGATGTCCATGCTGAACTTGAACAAGGCAGCACCCGCCAAGGCAATCGGCAGGGTGAAGTTGTAAGTCAACTGTCGGCCGACCCAGTTCAGATTCTTGCCGTGGTTGATCAACGCATTCGACTGGAGCGCCTTGGCGAAGTTGAGTTGGGCGCCGCCAGCGGCCTTCAAAGCGTTGAGGTAGCCGCTGAGCCCGCCCCGAGCGGTGGCGGTGGCGGCCGAGTTCACGCCCCTCACAGCAGCAGAGGTGGCGGCGAGCTGGGCCTGGGCCTGCTTCGCCGCCACTCTGATGATGATGTTGAGCGTTGCGTCCATATTACTTCCGGCGATTCTTCCTGGCTTCCATGGCCCGACGGCGATTCTCGGCGGCAATCTTGATCTGGTCGATGATCAAGAAGTCGTCGAGAACCTTGGGATGCTGGTCGTAGATTCCTCCCGCCACTGGCAGGTGATTCCACTTGAACATCTGACACTGAATGTAGAGCCTCAGTGACTCATGGATTCTGCCCTCAAAGAGCTTGCCGTTAAAGTAGGACTGGCATTGAGCCTCTAGGACTCTTTTCCCTCGGCCTCCTGGACCTTCTTGTCTCGCAGCTCGTTCAGCTCGGCGATCTGCTCGTCGATGTCCTCGATGGTGACGTCGCCGACGAGCCAGGGGTTCTTGTCCCGAATGTCCTTCTCGATCCGGTCGATGATGGCCGGAGGAGCCTTGTCCAGGAACTGCTTGAGCGAGCCGGGGGAGAACGTGATCGGAGAGACCACGCCATCCTTGTTGGCTCGAACGAGGTTCCAGCCGACGATGGCGCTCTCCAGCAGAGCGTGGCGCTCGTCCCCCGTGGCCATCTTCATGAAGGCGTCGCCGCTCTTCTGGAGACGCACCTCGCGATTCACCTGGTTCATGTACTTGCGGCGAGCGCCCTCGTTGAGCGTCTGGTGCTCGATGAACGAACGCCCGTCGTCCAAGATCACTCGATGCACCTGATCGAAGCCGAAGTAGTCGACCTGGAGATGCTCCTCCGTCGACACTCCAGCGGCCCTCATCTCGGCCTGCATCCGCTCGGCTCGTGCCGTCTCGTCATCCAGTTCGGTGTCCATTGTGTGGCCTCCTGTGCCCTTGGTGGTATTGCGGTGATTGGATCAGTTGATCGTGGCGTAGCTGTTCTTGACCGCAGCCGTGAGGATCGGGGTCGCCAATACCGGCTGCACCGCACGAATCTCGATGTCGTGCTCCAGCACGTCGTCGCCGCTCGGGTCGACCGAGAACGGGGCGATGATCGCGACCGGCACCGTGATCGTGAGGGTGTACTTGACGCCAGCGTTGGCGCCAGGGATGTCCTCCCACGAAGCGATCGTGATGATCACGTCGTCCTTGAAGGACGTGCCGCCGTAGGTAGTGGCGCCGGGGGCGCCCCACATCGCCGTCTTCCAGAGCGCAGCGTCGTTCGGGCGGATGGTGACACCCATGGTGACCTCGCGGCGCTTCTCGGTGAGTTCGCTGAGCGTCAGCGAGCCGAGGCGGAAGTCATCATCTTCGATGTTGTTCGCGATGTCCATCGAGAACGACTTGGCGGGAAGGGTGGCGCCGTTCCACTGGACGGTGATGTTGGTGCCCACCAGCAGCGGGCTGCCGTCGATGCGCTTGGCGCCGTCGGCCGTGGCCGTGGCCGTGGCCTGGGTCAAGGCGATGTAGCTCGCCGTGGTCATCAGGTAGCCGTTGGCGTCGGCCTCTATGTGAAGCGTGTTCAACTTGGCGTCGGTGTAGCGGAACGTCTCGAATCCGTTGCCGATCTTCTCCTCGATCGACACCCACGGCACGGTCGTGGCTGGCGTGATGGAGTGCGTGTAGCCAAGGAGGGCGCTGCCGGTGGGGGCAGCCTTGGTGCCGAGAGCGTGATAGAGCAGGAAGCCGAGCGCCTCCATGCGGGCGTACATGTCGTACTCGCCCGAGAACGAGATGGGCCCCAGTCCAGCGTTCGGAACGTCACGACTGCCGCCGATCTCGGCGTCCGGAATCATCAGCTCGCGGTTGCCGCCCATGGCCCCCGAGCGCGTGTACATGAAGACGCCCTGGTTGGGAGCCACGGCGCCGGGATCGGCGTAGGTGCCCTTGGCGGCCTGGGTGCGAATGCCGACGTGACCGGCTTGCGAAAGGAAGGGCATCTTGGATCACTCCTTGTTCTGGACAGCTTCGCCATCCGAGGTCTGGGTCTTCGCCGAAGTCGACGTGGGGGTGGGAGCTGGTGCTGGCGCCGGGGCCGACTCCACGGGAACCGACGCCTTGAGGGCGGCCAGTTCGGCCTGGAGGGTGACTTCCTCTTGACGGAGGCGAGCCAGGCGGTATGCGGCCGTGGTCTCGGCCTCGCGAACGGCCATGGCCTGACGCTGGTCGGCGATCTCATCGCGCAGCGCGTCCACGGCTGCCCGTGCCTCGTTGATCTCTTGCTCCGTTGCCATCCCTGGCCTCCTACTGCTGCGTTGTTTCTGTGGTCACGACGATCTCTGTTTTCGCAAGATACATGAACCCCACATTCATCCTGGAGGCCATGAACTCCTGGCGGAGAACATCGACCTTTTGGACTCTCTCGTAGCTGCCCATGAATACTTCAACTTGCGAAGTCAAAGCTACATGCAAATCGGGGTCGCGGTACAGTATTGCACGAATGGCCTTGGCGTCGACCGAAAACATCGCTCGCCCGCCCTCGGGATCGCCGCTGATCAAGCTGTTCTGGATGACGATCTTGTATTCAGACCGATAAGGCTCCGGAGAGCCGCCAATCAACTTGTCCGCCGGATTCGCGGCCCAGTCTGTCGGAAAGATGCAGATGGAACGGCTGGGATCGGTCGGCGAGATCGGGCGAGCGAAGATGGTGTATTCGCCATCGGCGTTCAGATTGCGCTCCATCGCGACAGCGATGGGTGGCACGAATGCCATTGGAAACAAGTCGACGGCCACTACAGCGAGCCTAACGGGCCAAGAGTGTGGATGCCAGCCACGGAGTTCATGATGTGAATCTGAAGCATGTTCATGATGGCAACACGATCAGCCGCATTCAGCACCAGGACAGGCCGCGCCGGGGTGTTGATGTACGCCCCCCAGCCGTCGTGCCATTCACTGTTGCCGTGCTGAGCGGTACCAATCTTCTTCTGCATTACTTCGTCTCCGGGGTCGCCGGGAACCGCAATCTGGGCCACGCCGTACCCAACCGCGATGTCGCGGCTGGACACCAAGTGCTCCATCATTTCGCCAGTCCGCTCATTGATCGCCCAGTCGTCGTACTGGCCCATTGCGTGGCGAATCCGCTTGGTAGACTCTTTCAATGGAGCCCAAGTGGTGTCTCCGCCATTGTAAGCGAAACGGTCGACGATCTGATCCTGCAAGTACGGGTGGACCATGTGCTCCATGAACGAACGCATCATGCTGGTCACAGAAAGCTCCACGGCGAACAGGACGCTCTGAGTGGTAGCCGAATCGACCTCAACCGAGAAGACGCCTACCGCCCCGCCGGAACGGCGACGAAACATCTTGTCGACGCTGACTGCGGCAACCACGGGTCACCCCGAACCAGGCGCCCAGGTCTCGACCATCAGCCCGGCGGTCGAGGGCGTCATGAAGTTGAACTCGAAAGCTTCAACCGCAGAGTATTCATCACGATTCTGGCTGCCCGGAACGCGAGCGATTGGGTCGCTCACTTCGGCGTCAGCGATGTCGCCCCTCGGAGAGCCGTCGCCGTCCACCCGCTCAGCGCCCACGAGCACGACATCGCCGTTGGCGACGGCCATCAGTTCCATCAGCGCCTCCTTGACGAGCTGCAAAGCGTAGGCGTGGATCGAACTTTCTGAATGCGCCACTGTCGCCGCCATGATGATGCGCCCAGAAGCCAGCTTGCGATGGATGGAACGAACAAGCCCGCCCTGTCCGTTCGGAAGCGACTCGATGTCGATCGGCACCGCGTACATGACGCCGAGCTTGGCGTCGATCTCCTCGGCGGTCATTTCCAAGTACTGACCGGGGCTGATCGACGCCGGAAGGGCTGAAGTCAACTCACCCAGAAGAAGGTCGGTTGGTTCGCAATAGCTCATCTGGTCCACCCGTCAGCCGGACGGAAGGGTGCTGGCCTCCCGTCCGGCACAAGGTCACTCGAATACGAACTCGGGCTCGACGGGCTCGACGGGCTCGACGGGCTCGACGGGCTCGACGGGCTCGACGGGCTCGACGGGCTCGACGGGCTCGACGGGCTCGACGGGCTCGACGGGCTCGACGGGCTCGACGGGCTCGCCCTTCCAGTTGGAAGGCGGAAGCTGGACCCGGCACATCTCTTCATGCTCCAAGACGGCCAGCGCCTCGGCCGACGGCTCCCCGAGGGGACGATCCAACGGGTTCGCTGCGTTCTGGTACTCGGGGGCTACCCCGATCCAGTTGCTCACGCCAGGGCGTCCATGGTGAAGGTGTACTCCATGAGCGGGAAGACCGGGAACGCCTTGACGCCGGTGCCCCGGTTGAGGCCCCACGGATCGCGGGTCTCCTGCTCCCACTCGTAGAAGCCAGGCTGCCAGTTGCCCTCGGGGTGCGGACTGGTGAGCATCCGGCCGAGCCCCAACTCGTTGCCGAATTCGGCGACGTCGGCCTCGTCCGGCAGGAACAGAATGCGGTTCTGCGGGAAGAAGCGGTTGTTGGTGATGACCGTGCTGCCCTGCGGGCGAGTCCGGTAGACCGCGTCGTACTCGGTGAAGGTGACGTTGGTGGCGTTCTGGACCACCTGAAGGGCCGCCTGCGGCCCCCAGCCTTCCATGAGGTAGTTGAGGTCGATCGGCTTGGAGCCGGTGGCCCCAACCAGGCCCGAGCGAGCAATGAACTTGTCGCTCTTCATGATCGAGTTGATCACCTTGCGGCTGGTCATCGCACGCGTGATGCGGACGCCGTAGGTGTCGAACATGAAGTCCTGAACCGCCAGGATGTCGCCGATCGGGTCGGAGCCCGCCGTCCCCCAGAGGCCGGAGGTCGGGGCCTGCGCCTGTTGACCCGCCGGACGACCGTAGTCGACCGAGAACACGATCTTGCCGTCGTTGTAGGCGATCGTGCCGGTGGACATCGCCGACATGATCAGCCACTCCATCCGGTTGTCCAGCTTGCGGCGGCGGAGTGCGTCCTCGCGTGCGAGCTTCGACTGGAAGTCAGAGACCATGTTGCCGACGGTGAGCGGAAGATCCAGCTCACCGGACAGGCGAGCTTCGACCAGGAGGTTCTCCCGGTACTTGGTGACGTCGCTCGCCGAGTAGTGATCCTTGTGTGCCCAGTCGATGACCGATGCGCGTCCGGTGCCACCGAAGAGCAGGTCCTTCTGGGCCAGCTCAGACTCAGCGTCCTCGGCCCGAGCCGGGGCGAGGCCGTCGGTGAGACCCTTGGCGTAGTCGAAGATCACGTCGTCGGACGCAACCTCCATCCACGGGAAGAGCTGAAGCCCGATGTGAGTCAGCGGGGGCTGAATCTCCCGGATGGTTCCGAGCGCCACTTCCTTACGGACGAGGCGGTCCTGTGTTGGGTATGCGGTCATGTAGGGCTCCTACCTCACTTGTAGCTGATGTTCTTGGTCGCTGCCAGAGCAATCATGGCGTCGCGAGTGGTGTTGGTCAGGGCGATGGCGGAACCGAGAGCGTTGTACTCCAGGCACCACGCCTGCACGACCGTGGCTTCGTACACGACCGAGACGACGACGTCGCGCTCGACGAGCTGCCAGGGCACGAACGTGTCGACGATGCCGACGATGTTGGCGGTGCTGCTGCGACCGTCGGTTGCGCCGGAGACGCCGGGCGTGGTTGTGGCCACGGTGATGCCGGGCGTGCTGCCCGTCAGGGACGCCGTGTTGGCGGTGATCGCCGGAACGTCTGCGCCGATCTCGCCGTTGTAGGTGATCGTGAGGGCAGCGCCAGGGAAGGCTCCGCCCGTGACGGTGATGTCGTCACCGATCTCCTTGTAGGCGTCCGACAGGTTCGCGTCGGCGGCGATGGCCGCACGAATGGCTGCCTGGACCACGGAGATGCTGGCGTTCCAGGCGATCGGCGCCGTGGTTGCACCGAGCACCGTGAGGGTGTAGGTACCGCCAGAGATCGTCCCGGACTGCGTGAGGGTCTGCACCTCGTCCGTACCGGCCGCCTGGAAGACGCCGACCTTGCCGGTGTCCGTGCCGCTGGTGATCTTGGCGATCACGGTGCCCGGCTGGAGGATCTTGGTGGGAACCCCGTCGACCATCACGAACGGGATGCCGGACTGGGCGAACGTGTAGCTCTCGGTCTTGATGTCCTGCGTGGACCGAAGGTAGGCGTTCTTGCCGAACGGCTGCCGAGCAGCCTTGCTGGTCTGGAATGTGGCCATGGGGGTTTCTCCTTACGCCGTGGCGTTCTTGAGGGTCTGGAGTTCCTGGAACGAACTCATCTTCTGGATCTCTTCCGGGCTGACGCCCCTGGCACGGTGGTTCGCCACGATGCCTTCCAGAACCGAGATGCGATCGGCGCGAGCGTCATCGCCGAGATTGCCGCCGGTCCCATCGACGTTGTGCCGAGCGAACAGGTTGGCGGGCGCCATCCCTTCGAATCCTTCACGGAAGGCGGCGAACTGCTCGTCGCTCATGGGCTGGATCACGGCACGAAACTTGGCTGCCTGCGGGCCGGTGATGACCCTGGCGCTCACCAGGCCGTCCAAGAATGCGGTGCGGCTGGACTCGATGGTCTCGGTCCGGAAGGTCTCCAACGACACGATGTGTGCCTGCACCGCCGCGTAGTCCGAGACGTCCTCGATCCCGTTGATGCGGAAGACGTGGGGCTGCATGTTGGCTCGATGTGCTCCCACTGGCTCACGAGTCTGATCAGCAGCAGCAACGGCAGCGTCATCGTCAGCCTGAGCAGCGGCCTGATCAGCAGCAGCCCGAGCAGCGGCCTGATCAGCAGCAGCCTGGTCGGCAGCGGCCTGGTCGGCAGCGGCCTGGTCGGCAGCGGCCTGGTCGGCAGCGGCCTGGTCGGCGACAGCATCGGCGTCATCCTGGTTGGTCTGGTCATTGGAAGTGGTCATGTCATCTCCGTGGTCGGCGATCCGGTACAGGCCCTCGACCGCTGGGAAGTCAACGAACGCAAGGCCGAGCACCACAGGATCGTACTTTGTTCCATCATTTGCAACGTATGCGCCGATCTCGATGGATCGGTTGCGGTACTTCTTCTCGTCCCACTTGCCCTTGGCCTCCCAGGAAGCCCACTCCCAGTCGCCGAACAGGAAGTCGCCAACGCGACGAACCGAAAGGAAGTATCCGACAACGTCCTTGATCGAGATGGTGTGATCTTCGCGAACCGGGACGTTCGGGACGATGTTGGCGTCACGCAGCAAGTAGAAGTTCTCCACCGCGGCGTCGAGATCGTCGTGGGTCCAGGTCCGCTCGCGCCCGAACATGTCTGTGAACGTGCCGACGCGAAAGATCTTGATATCGCGCTCGATCAGGTCGCTCGACTGAGCGACCATCAGGTCAAGTTCGGAGAACCCGAACTTGAACGAGGCTTCGATACCGGTCATGGTTCGGCATCGTACACGTAAGACCTGCATCGAATGCCAGCATTGGATTCAATCTCGCTTTTGGACTTCCATGATCTCGCCCAACTTGATGCGCCAAACCCTGTTGCACTCTCGGCATACGATCTCGACCCGCCCCCCGAACACTCGCATGTCCAGCAGGGAACGGGCGCCCTTCATGTGGCGAACCCACAGGAATGGGGCACCGCCCTCGATGCCAGCCTTGGCGAGAAGTGGACGGCGAGAACAAACACACCGAACCTCCTGGGGCGCTTCGATATCAGGCACCCACTCCACCCGTCGGGGGGTCGGAGGGGGACGCCACGCTCTCGGTGCGGTCGGTGCGCCCAACTTCGTCGCGCCCGTCCGCCTGTTGGGTGTCCTGCCCTTGGACCTCGCGCACTTCAGAGAGCCTCATCCCCAAAGCCATGCCGAGGTCGTCGAGGTCAACGGAGGCCGCACCGGTTCGCAGCAGCGTGGTGATCATCGCCCGAATGGTCTCCACGTTGTCTCGGCCGAAAGGGCGAATCTTCCACTGGACCGGGGGGGCCTTGGGACTGAAGTTGTAGCCCTTGATGCGCTCGCAGATGTAAGGGTCGATGTACTCCTTGATGTCCGACGCCAAGGCGTTGAGGGCGTGCATCCAGGTCTGAGTATGCTGAACGCCCAGATTCAGGGAGCCGCGGTCGCCGGAGCGCATGAGCAGCATGGGAGTGAAGATGGCGAGGCTGATTTCTTCGTCCAGGCGGGACAGATACCGCTCGAAGTCGGCCCCACGCATCTGGGACTCCAGGTACTCGATGTCGTACATATATTCGCTACGAACCGAAGCGGTGGGGTCGCGGTCGGACGGCAACACGACGCTGCCGCTGGAGCGGAGGCGCTGCATGGCGTTCTCCACGACCTGCTTGCCGGTCATCTCGACATCTTCGCCGTTCTCGTTCTTGAACTGGAACTCCTCCTGGAATGGAGCACGTCCGATCGGCGTGGGCTCGCCGAATCGTTCGAAGTAGCGGTTCGAGAAGAGGTGAACCAGCAGCGAGAAGTACCAAGGCACGAATGCCGGTTGCAGCAACTTGCGCCCGTAGTAGTTGCCGTGCTCCCGCAGCACCGGGTACCAGAACGACTGTTCGGGCGGGATGGGGTAGGAGAGCCCCGTCTTCTTGATCCCGTCAAAAACCTTAACTTTCGGAACGATGTGGTTCGAGACGCCCGGCGGACGGTAGGTGCTGGGCACCTCCTTCCAGTTGACGGCCGCCTGGCCCGGCGGAAGGTCCTTCACCTTGGAAATGAAGATATTGGCGTCGTTGTTGGCGTTGTCCCACTCCAGCACCATCGGCGAATAGCCAGCCCAGTAAGCGGTCGAAAGACCACGAACCAGTTGCGTCCAGATCAGGCGGAGATTCTGCTCGACGAGATCGGCAATCTTCTGGTCCTCGCACTCCACGTACCAATCGCACTGATGAAGCATGAAGGTGATCATGGAAAGCGAGGCGTGGACCTGCGGATGCGTTCGCATCTCCGAATAGTCCGTCAGCGTCAACTTGGAAACGTCGAACATGATCGCCGGAGAACCCGCGAACGGTTGATACTGATCGAGCCAGGTGTTGTCGAACGAGGGGCCCGTGGCGGGAGGTGCCGCCTTCTTGAAGAAATATGCTTCGCTGGACATCACATGCGCCTTGTCGGTGGTCTCCACTGGATCGGATCGGTGTCAACCCTCGGCGCAATCGGCGCTCGCGGCGTGCCGCCGACGAAAGCGGGATGCGAACTTGGGCTCATTCTGCCATTACTAGCACCATCGACCCCCTCCTGGCTCCCCATGGGATTCACGGAGGACATTCGACGATGGAATCTCGGGTCGCCCATGATGCTGGAAACCACGCAAGCGATGGCGTCAGCGACGTCTTTGGAGCCGTCCGGCGGGTGATCAATCTTCGAGCCTTCGTCTTGGAGCTGGGACAGCTCCTTGTAAACGATGTCCATCAAAGTTGGGTCCGCCGGAGACGTTGGCACCATGTAGGGCGGGATCGCCACCCGACCCTCGACTACGGCATCATGCAGGTCGAAGAACGGCAGCGTAGTGCGGTCAGCAGACAAGACCTCCGTCATGATGCGACGCCGTTGAAGCTGCTGGCGCATGTCGGTGCTGTTGTGGATGAAGACACCAGCCCCGATCGCGAAGTTGTGGTGCTCGTCGATGGAGAGGTCGTACACATCTTCGGTCTCGCCGCAATCCGTCACGGAGACGACCTTGTGATTGGATCGGTCGCGCCGTCGATAGGTGACCGGCTCCGGCACGCAGCGTCCGTTGATCTCGCCGTAAGAAAAGTCATTCCAGCCGTTGAATCCGGCCTCCCTGACTCTGGAGTAGATCAAGTCCTGAGACACGCCGAGTTCCTTGGCGGGAATCCTCCAGGAGTAGCCTCGGAACGGCTCCAGCATCTCGATCGTGACATCACGTCGCCGACGTCGAGCGTCCAGACCCGTTCGTCGCTTGTTCGACTCCGAGACAACCCGACTCATCTTCTCCCGGTGCCCTGGTTGCTCCCAGATTGCCTTGGCGTGCAGAACTCGATGATCGTGAATCGTCATCACCTCCAGGTTCTCGGGGGCGTTGTTTCGCTTGCCGAAATCCTTGTGGTGGACGATCTCGCCCTTCCGGAGCGGCGGGGCCACCATGCGGTGGGTGTACTGCCAGCGCCCCCCCGACTTGCGACCCGGCTGCATGACTCTCTCGTAGCCTTGAAGCCCCTTCCAGTCGTCGGGTGTCACGTCTCGGTAAAGCGGCATCAATGAGTCGCCGGGGCGCAGGTCACGAGCCTCGCGATACGAGCCGTCCCTCATCATGAATCGGTGATCGCAGGTGGTCTTCACGACCTCACCGTTGTCGAGCAGCACCTCCAACACCGGCTTCGTTCCGGTCTTCCATGCCTTGACGCATCGGCCCGGAACGATTCGCCCGGTGGCGTGGCTGTACGAGTATGTCCAGAAGCCGCCCTTGGGGTGGCTCTGAGCCAATTCGGCAATGGTTCGGTTCTGGCCGTCGAGCGTCGGGATGATCATGTCACCTACGATACACTGGAAACCGTCGGTCGTGATCTTGGTGATGTTGAACTTGCGATCGTACTTGAGCTGATAGATGAGCTGCCGGATGTCGCCCAGATACAGCTCTCGCCCCGGAGGCGCCTGAATCCTCATCACCAAGTCAAAGATGATGAACGGCTTGCGCTCGTCGTCGTAGGTGACCATCTCGGCGACGTGGGCAATGGCGAGCCCCAGCGCGTCGCCGTCGGGCGAGAACGCGATGTCGATGTGACCAACTCGGGGGACACTGTTCTGGGCGCGCAAGCCATCATGGAAGTTGTTGTTGGCGTCCACAGGCACGAAGTTGCCGTAGCGCTCGATGTAGGCGGTCCGGCACAGGTCGATCTTCGATGGATCGTGGAACAGCGGGCTATTGACTTCGGGCGGACGGCCAGCAAGGTCGCGTAGCGCCTTCTGGGGGCTGTTCAAGAAGTCTCGCTCATAGACGAGCGGCACCTCGATGATGTGTGACGGGAAGCCCTGGAGGGCGGCCAGGTCTTTCGTGGTGAACACGTAGCGCTGGGTGTCGTACCAGAAAGACGCCCTGCTCCCGTCCGGGTTGAGGAACTTCTCCCAGCCCATGGATTCCCAGATCGTGATCAGGCTCGTGTACGCCTTCGGGTCCTGGCGCATCTTGCGATACATCTTGGCGGCGAAGCCCGACGCCTTCTTCATCTGCCCGACAATCAACAAGAAACCGCGATCCTGGAAGCGAGAGGTGATGCGGCCGTGGATCGTGGTGTATCCCTGGTCGGCGTAGTCCTTGTTCTTGGTGATCTTGTGGGAGTCGGCCTCGTCGAGAATGCCGCCCAGGATGTTGTAGCCCTCGAAGGTGGTCTCCGCGGAGTCGCCAGGGATGATCCAGACGTCCTTGGGGAATCGAAATTGGTTCTTGAATGCCTTGTCGTAGGGGTAGTTCTTCTTGAACCACGGCGAGTTGTCGATGCGCGCCTTGATGTCACCGAACACGACCTCCTTGGCCTGCGTCTCGGAAGTCGACATCTGCATGAAAGCGATTCGAGTGCCAGCCATCATCCCGAAGTGCCCCTGCGGGTCTTTCAAGCAAAGAACCCAGTGGGCCATGTAGGGAATGATGATCGAAGCCAAGGTGGTCTTGCCGACGCCGATGCCGCCAGTAAAGATGCCCTGCTCGTATCGAGCAATTCGGTCCGGATTGGTCTCGGTGCCAAAAATGTCGATGAGGATTTGCTTGAGAATCGGCCTGACGTTGTGCTCGATGTTCAAGTAATCCGGTCCGAGAAACTCCAGGATCGAAGCTGGCCTCTGCTCGAATTGAGGATTGTCCTTGAGCCAGACGAACTCGGCTTGGAAGCTAGTCGTCGTCACTGGACTGGACCTCGATCGCGACACGATGGATCGGCGGGTCTTCGCCGCGCATCACGGCTTCAACCTGCTCGATCGTGGCGTCGGCGAGGGGAATCCCGAACTGCTCCAACTTGGCCGCGACCCCCGCCATGATCTCCTGCGGGGTGGCGCTGGCGACGGCGCCAGCGTTGGCGTTGACAATGCCGACGTTGACCCTGCCACTCGCCATCTGAGCGGCGATCGCCGGGTCCAGCAAGCGGGCCATCTGGATCGCTCGATCAAAGACGCCGTTGGCGAGAGTCGTCACCTGTGGGGAAAGTCTGTACTGGCCAGTCTGATTTGCGAGTTCTTGCTCAGTGAGGAGCGCTCGCTCCAGTCGCTCCGTGTTCGCGCTGAGGAGCGCACTGCACCCGTCGATGATGTCGCTCGCCTTGCGCGAGCGAAACTGGTTCGACAGCTTTTGACCTTCGGTTCCGTCCACGATGCAAATTGCTCCTGCCCGAGAGTATGGACAACGATGGGCTATTGTGCAAGTATCACAAAGCCACTTGTCGCCTATTTCGACGACTCGGGGCCTGTATCTCGTTGCCACGGGAACCCAATCGTCATCTGACGATTCGTAATCTACGGCACCGTCGGGGCTGCGACCCTGGAAGGCATACAACTTTTCCTGGTTTCGCTCGGCCCACAGCAGTGACTTCAAGTTGAAGCGGTATGCGAATTGCCCTCGCTCGGAGCGATCCTTCATGCGAACGAAACGCGCCAACGACTCGCCGATGAGCTTGCCCCAGTGGTTGAAGTCTCTCCAGGAGTCCATGTCGCGAAGAATCTGGCCGTTCGGCATCAGCAGGGTCGGCATGTCACCAACCCAGTCGATCGTCACGGGGTGGTCGAAGCCATCAACCGAGATGCCAACAGTACGGGCAACGCTCTTGCCGCCGTGAAAGTGGAAGCGCACATCGTAGACGCGCCGCATGTCAGAGACGTGGCTCATCATCCCTTGCCACTCGAAGCGGTCTTTGGGCGGGTTGCGGATCAAGACAATCGGGCGCTGACCAGGAACACACTTATAGGGCGTCGAGTCGCCCCAGAAGGTTCCCACCTCGTCGCCCGGTTTCGGGTAATCGCGACACAGGTCGCGAAGGCGATTGAGAGTGGAGTCACGGAACGACCAGCTTGGATAGGCGGCCACTGGACGGCTCCAGCCCTGTTCACTGCTGTAGAGCAGAGACACGCGGCCGTCGTACTCAACCAGCAGCGCTTCCCAGGGTCTGCCCCTGCCGTAGAAGTCAAGTAGCCTCTTGGGGTCGATCGCCATGTTGCGCTTGAACTGGTAGGTCTTCTGAGTGAAGACGAACTTGGAAATCCCGAGGTCAAGGCAGATGTGGATGTTCTTGCCGGGGTTGAGGACCCAGAGTTGAGACCGTTCGGTCCACGGACTAGCGATTCTGTCGTCCGTCATAGAAGTCCTTGAACTTGTACTTCTTGTTGTGCGAGTCACCAAACACAATGAAGTCCCCGTCGGGGATCACAGCGACCGATCGCTCACCCGAACCCCACGGCCCCTCCAGAAGCGACACGACAACCAATGCACCCTCTTTGGTCGCGAGATCAAGTGCCCGAGATCGAACCTCATTGTCAGCCGCCCTCCACCACTTGGTGGCCTTGATCATCCGGGTCTCCGGCCACTCACCCTTTCTGTCGAAGTATTCACCGGTCCACTCGACGATCTGGTCAAAGAGCAAGCTCTTTTCGGACCTCTCGGGCTTGACATACTCCACCATCGAGGCGGCGCACGGGATCAAGTAGCTCGACACCAAGTTGTACGATGCGTTGACGTGGCGCACTTCGATCAGTGGCGAGTTCTCGTTAACGGCCAGCAGGAAGGCCATCCTGAGCATCATGATCTGCCAGCGAGAGAACATCGGGGACATGTCCCGGATGGCGTTGAGTCGACCGTTGAGCGGATGAGAGTCGATCAGTAGCCCGGCCTCATCGCTGAACGGGATGACGCGCCCAGATCGGCAATCCTTCCACATGCGTTCGTACTTGGCGATGTAGTCAGGCTTGGGATCGTGCGCCACCACCTTGGTGAACAGGCGCGGAGCCCGCGAGCGACCCATGAAGAAAATCATGCGATTGAAGAAACCGCTTACGAGGTCTTTCTTCTCGGCGAGGTCGCGAAGTGCGTCATTCTGCGTGAGAAATGTTGCCGTGAAGTACGAATCGTGAACCGACCGGTAGCCGCCGGTCAGCGAGTGATCCTCAGCAACCAGTTCGGGCTCGGGCCTTGTCTTGGCGAAGTCATGAAAACGCATCACCCGCTGCTTGATGTGCTCGCCACCTTGGCGGCGCGAGCGGGAAATGAACTGAGCCAGCTCGTCCTCGACGTACCAGGCGTTCGTAGGGACTTCGGTAGTAATGCTGGGGTCGCTCGGGTCCATCAGGTCGGTGCGGATGCGCTGGGTCAGCGCCTCGGCAGAGGCGGTACTGGTGATCCTCTTGACCCCCGTCCCCATGCTCGGGTCCCACCGGACGCCCGTAGCGGTCGAAAGCAGCGCTGCGAGCCGAGCGGTGGCGGTCGACTTGCCGGAGGCGGTGCTGCCCACAATCACCGACATCGTAGAACCGGTGAGCGTGAGGCCGAAGGACATCGACGTCGTGTCGTGGCCACAAGCGATGCCGATTGCCTGGAGCGCAAGCCCCATAAAGAATTCTGGCGGCACCCAGTCCAACTCTTCCTCGGCCTGCATCATCCAGGAGTACAGAAACGTGTCCTCGTTGACACCAAGATCCCTCCACTCGAACGAGGGGACGTCTTCGACGTCGAAGAACTCATCTTCGTCGATCTCTGCCTCCAACTCCAGACCGCGAAGCAGTACGTCGTCGGTGATGGTGATCGGCTCGTCCGCCTCGGCGGACGGCGGGACAGATGGTTCGAAGAAGTCTTCGTAGCTGAGCGGCCCGTCCTCGGTGGCCTCCACGATCGTGGTGGCCACCGGCTCCATGATGGACTCGGGCTCGGACTCAGCGTCTTCGTCGATCAAATTGGAGGCCCACGTTGAAGTTTCCGCCTCCACCACGAAGCCTCCATCGGAGGTGGAGACGATCTGTATCCCCAAGTCGTCGGCCATCTCCCTGACGATGGTGGCGAACTGGCTGGACCGGTGAAAATCGCTTGGCTGCAACCCGTGCTTGGCCGCGGCGTAGAAGTCAATCACGTCGCCGCCGACTTGGCATTTTCCGCAATACCAAGTGTTCTTCTGGGTGTTCACCCAAGCGGACGGCTTGTTGTCGACGTGATGCGAGTACGGACACCGAACCTTGACGCCTTCGGTGCGATTGTCTTTGATGTTGGGTTGAGGTTTGCCCCAGGTCCGGACAGCCTGGACAATTCCAACCATTGACTTGATCTGCGGAACGTAGTCGGGGTGGTCATACACTTCGTCCGGAATGTCCTTGTCGAACTCGGACGGCAGGTCGGGCAGGGGCTGGATTGGCGCAGAAGAGACAGACGGCCCCGCTTGATTCTCCTCCCAGACACTCTCGGCCTGTTTGTTCAAGCCAACGGCTTGAAACTTGATGATTGCGCCGCCCGGCATCACGCGCTCTCTGCGTTCCGAGCGTTCGGCGCCGTCGTCTGGATACACGATTTCGAGCAACTGCTCGATGACCTCGGCGGTGATCTCTCCGACGTCGAATCGGCGCACGAAGTTGTCGAAATTCAAGTCACTCATTCCACGAGTTCCCATTCCAGATTGACGCAAGCGGCCTGGAGCCGAAGGGCGTCCATGGAGTTGCACTTCGGCAGCTTCCATGACGGAATCGACGGAATCTGCGGATCGAGGGCGTAGGTGCGAATGCCCCGTTCGTGCATTCCGAACGGCAGACGAATCAGGTTTCCAAGCGAATCGGGGTCGGTCAGGGCGTCCTGCTTGGGAAAGACCTCGATGTCCAGACCGGTCCCGTTGCTGTAGAAGCTCTCACTGGTCCGCTTGAAAATCGGGATTCCATCCATCACGGAATGCGCCATCGCTCGGGCCTCGGCAGCGGGGACCAGTTGGCCAAACGGCACGAAGACGTGAGCCCCGCCGCCCGTGATGATGGTTGTGCTCGCGAGGCCGAGCGAGTCGCCGACCTCCTTGGCGATGAAGCGAACCGTCGAATGAATCAGCGAACAAGCCCAGCGGTGCGCCGGATGGCTCTCGTCATGGAGCGCTGCTTCCAGGTCGCCGTGGTGCTGAATGGCGAGATCGAGTTCGCCGATCGCTCCGTCAACGGGGGCATCGGGCAGGTCCTTGATGATGAAGTAATCCGAGTCGGGCTTCAAGTCGACATCGAATGCGATGCAGCGAACCATCGAATCGGCGTCGAGCAGGTAGGCGCCAAGACAAGTGGGGCCAAAGAGATGGTTTCTGAAGTCAGATATCTTGAACTTCTCGCGCTTTGCGATCCATTGACCGCTCTTGAATACTGCTTTCGCTTCCCGCCTGCCCACGAAGAGCAGGCCCATCAACTTCGCTGCCTCGCGCAGCATCGCTTCACGTCGTTCGTCGCTGTGTCCGTCAGCCACAGGGTGGTCCTTTCGTCGGTGCGGGGTGAATGAACCTAGCCGATCCGAGAGTGCGACGCAATGGGGCGATGCCGGAAAGAGGTGAAGCCCCGACCCACGCCCGAGTGACGGCTCGGATGTATTGGGTCGGGGCTTCCGCACCTCGACAGACCGGAGTGGCTATCGAAGAATACGATAGGGGACGAACGCCGTGGCGTCAACCCCGCACTCAGAGTTCCGGTATGTCTTCGTCCGGGGCGACCCAGGTGACGTCTCCGCTGTTAGCGGTGGCTCCGGCAAGAGTTATGGTCCCCGAGCTGGCGGTGGTTGGGCCCGGAAGCGTGGCTGGCCAGATGTCAGTCCCGGCGCGGTATTTGGCGCTTGCAGTGGGCGCTGCCGGTGCGGTTCGAGGCGGATCGCCGGTCGGCACGGAACGCCATCCGGCCTCCGACAACTTGGCGTGCTCGGCCAGCACCCGCAACCCCCAAGCGTTGAGACTGAGACCCTCGCGTTTGGCCGCCTCCATGAAGCGATCCTTGAGGTTCGGGTGCATTCGCAGCAGGAAGCTGGCGTTGGATGGCTTGGTCTCTGCTTGGCCGACCGGCGGCAGCGAAAGGTCGACGCCAACGTCTGGCTGGGCTCGCACGTTCATCGCTTGCTCCTTGGTGGAACGATCAAGACGATCGCTTCGTGAAAGTTGATGAGCTGGCCGCCGTGCACCCGCAGCCGAGGGGCGGCATCGTCGGGGTCGCACACGATCGTGCCGTGATAAGACCGGATGCAAGGGGCATCGGAGGGGCCGACGTCGGCGATCACCTCGGCCTCCAGACCGCGACACAGGTAGTCCACATCTCGCCACCTCATGAGTCGACCCCCGGATTCACTTCGGACCACTCGAACAGCGGCCCCAGGGTTTCGACGCCATCTGCGTCCGTGGTAACGGTACTCATCTTGCCAGTGCGGCGCAACTTGTCAGCAAATCTCCAGCCGGAGACACCTTCGATCAGCGCTTGGCGTGCGGCTTCGAAAGCGGCGATGACTTCGGGCCGGGCGGCCGCCCTCATGATGGCTTCGCCAGCGCCCTCCATCCCGGCGTCGTCGCAAGCCCATTCGGCTTCGCTCTCGGCGATCACGTCGGCGGACCGCACAAACTCGGCGAAGCCGGTGACGGTCCACTCCTCGATGGTCGTGACGCCCTCGCCGCCGTCGTCCCACCAGAGTTCCCAGACGTCGTGGGGATCGTCGTGGAGAATCTCGGCGCCTTCCAGGCCGTAGAGGTGGTTCACCGGGGCGCCCCTTCGTTGGAGTGGCGGATGGCGAGGCGGACGGCATCACGAAGCAGGCGGCGCATGTTGTCCAGCACGAGCGGCGGACCCACAAAGATGATCTCTTGGGGCTCCGCCGGTCCGCTGGAGGTGTAGACGAAGCGCAAGATGGGGAACCGGTGTTCGGTCCCGACACTGATCGCCCCGGCCTCGATGGTCACTTGGTCAAACATGATCTTCTCGTCGACCGGGTTGTCCACTTCGCGATGCTCGATCAACGGGGCATCGAAGGACTCGATGTTGTCCAGGTCGATCGGAAGAAACTGCGCCACGAAGCGCACGTCGTCCCAGGTCGGGTCCGGGGCGTCCGGTGACTGCGAGTGGATGCGAAGCCGACGCAGCCGCTCGGCATCAGCGGAGGTTGGTGTCTTGTTCAAGGTGTGCTCCTTTGGGGGAAGTTTAACGAGGCTTGGTGCCGACGGCGATTATGACGAAGAGAGCGGCCAGGGTCACCCAGGCCCATCCGCTGCTCATCACTTGGACCCCGCGCTCAGGACGGGCGTCATCGCCACATAGTGGTCGTACTCGGGCGATTCGTAGCCGGAGACCTCGGTGAAGCCTTCCAGCCGCACCGGAATCTCGTCGAGCGAGAGGTACTCGCTCGGATAGTCGCCAAGCTGTGCGCTTCGATTGCAGATCGGACACTCGTCGGTGTAGATGCTGGCCCCGTCGATGGCGTCCCATCGGAACATCCAGACGTGCGAGAACATCCCGGCTTCGCAGTTGTCGGGGCAGGGCGGACCAATGAAGTCGCGCTCGGGCGGAAGGATGGTCCAATGGATCTTCACTGTGGTGGCTTGGTCGGAGTTGCTCACGATGCGCCCCCCCTTCGTCTGTGACTGCGAATCCAGGCCACCCCGAGCGCAGCGGACGCCGCCCCGTGGGCGATTAAGTCAGCTTTTGCCCCGAAGTCGTCGGACCAATCGTGTGACGGATGCCCGAACCACGGCCAGATGCCGAACAGCGCGGTCCAGCCGACGAACAGCCACAGCAGGATGCGGTCGCCGGTCATGGGTGAACCTGCAACTGGACGGCGCACGTCCCCGGCTTGGCGGCAGGCGGGAGGGTGATGATCTCGCCGTCCTGGCAGAACCCCTCGGTGTTGGTCCGCAGAATGGCCGTCTCGTCCATCATGTCGATGTGGTCGATGTGGCCGTGCTCCCAGTCGTTGGAGTTGTCCACGATCGGCAGCACCATGCCGGGGACGACTGAGACACGGAAAGTAATAAGGTCGCAGCGCAGAGCGTTGGCAAGCGTGTCGCATAGCTGCTCCACTTCCACGGTGAACGTGTGTCGGCCGGTGCTGTCGCAGTCGGGGCAGGGGGCGTCAATCACCATCTCGTCAGACACATACCCGCTCCCGCCGCAGCTCCCGCACGGACGGTCGAGATGCTTGACGGGTGGGCTGTCATCCAGCGTCCACGACCCGAGCGCCCACCACGCCGTGCCGTCGTCGTTGAACGAGATGTGGTCGGTTGGAGTGCGTGGAGGGACAATCATGCTGCTCATGAGCCGCTTGCCTTCGGGTATCGCGTGCAGCATTCGTCGCATTCCAGCATCGGGAACAGGGGGTCATCCGACGTGGCATCGGGCAGCGGTTTGTTGCAGTTGCAGCACTCGAACGTCAGGTCTGGTGGCTCGCAGTCATCGTGTGGCGCGTCACAGAGATCGCACCAGACGAACGACCCCACGTCGTAAACGTCGTCGCCGCTCATGTGGCCCATCCTGATCGGTCAGAGGCGTCGGGGTCCTTCGGGTATGGATCGTCGGGCGGAAGCGGGAACATCCGAACCAATCGTCCTCTCGCATCGGAGAGCAGCCTGCGGGCCTCTTGGCGCTGCTCGTACGCCGCGTCTCGGTGTTGAGCGGCCTTGCGGAGATTCTCTTGCTCCTCCATCAGCCGCTCCTGGGCTTCGATGTACGCAGTCTCGGCAGCTTCCAGTTCAGCCACGTACCTGATTCGCAGGTCGGCCAGTGGGACGTTGCCCTCGCCAGGGACGTGACCCAGGTTGACATTTGCGTGCTCAGAACTCGCCCACTTGTTCGGGCCTTCCGGCTGCTTCACGTCGCGCCCCTTCCTGATTGGCTAGTGTCACTTGCCTTCGGGTATCGCGTGCTCACTGCTGCGACCTCCACCAGTCGAGGGCCTCCCGCTGCTGCTCGGCTTGTTCCAGGTCGATGACGCACGACTTGAGTTCAGATGGCGTGTGGTCCCGAACCGCCGCCCCGCAGAACTCGCACGGTTGAGTAAAAACCGACACTTCCGTCCCGTCCGTGCCTGTGGGTTCGTCCCATCCATCCCGCCACATCAGACAGTCCCTCCTGATCGGCCAGAGGCGGTGGAATCCTTCGGGTCTGCGCCGTTCCGCTTGCCGTCATCATCAAAGTCGGACGGGTCGAACGCTGCACCGTGGACGATGTGTCGAAGCCACGCACGCTCAATGTCCGTCAACTGTGACGGGCGTTTGGAGATCCACGCACTTATACGTTCGTCGTACGCACGTACGCTCACGGCGTGGCCCTTCCTGTCCGGTATGGACCACGAATTGCGTGGCGCTGGTTGCAGGTTTCCGAGTGATATCCGTCGGGGTCGTAGCCGCCATCTTCTGCAATGGCGCATTCCCCACAGCAGAACAGGACTGTGGTCTGACGGTCGCACGCTGGGTTACTGCAAGGCCACAACCGACGATCGTTTGCGTTCACGATTCGTCCCTTCCTGTTCGGCCAGAGGCGGTGGAATCCTTCGGGTATCGCGTGGCGGCGAACGCGTCGGCCTGCTCCTTGCAGTACCCGTAGTACCCCCCCAACGCTTCCCAGATCGCCACGTCGCCGCGCTGGAAGAACGCCGCCATGATCGACTCAGCGCCGAGGCCAGAGCCGTCGTAGTAGCAACCGCCGTCGATCACGTCACACTCGCTGCGCTCGTATTCGCCTTCGTAGAGGGGTGTGCGCCAGTGGCGTCCAAGGTCGCTCGCCATCGGCTCGGACGGGATGGGGTGGATGCCGTCCAGGCAGGGCAGTGGCACCCTCACGTCCACCCTGTCACCCCATTCGCTGGTGATGATGTGTGTCGGCAGCCATCCCGTGTGCATCACGAACTGCACCGAGCCGTCATCCCCGTGGAGAAGGAACCACATCCTCATCGACGCGCGCCCGTACTTGCCTTTCGTTTCCTCGACTCGGTCGTAGCCGGGCTCGAATCTGATCTCTCGTCGGAGTTCGCTCATGTTGCGGCCAGAGCGCCGTCCGCGAGCTGGCGCAACGCGCTCTCGACGCCCTCGTGTCCGTAGTCGTCCACGAGGCCCTGGAGGCCGTGGATCAACCGAGGGGACACGCTGCCGTCGAAGATGCTCGGCGGCGAGTAGCCGGAATCCGCTTGGTTTTTCGGGGATGCGCTGATCAAGTTGTCGGTCGTCATGGAGCGACATGATATCACATTGATAGCTGTTGTCAACTGCCAACTCGAATTACTTGACAGCACGGCCCCGCCTCGGCTTGCAGGCAAGGCGCAGGCAGGCTTGCAAGCAAGGCGCAAGCAAGGCGCAAGCAAGCTTGGCCCGAGTGGCTGTTTCGGTCTGATATCACTGTGATGTCATTATTCTCCCC